GTTGCATCTTGGCAGCAGTGATGATCTTCGGAACAATCGGTGGCATTGACCATGATGTGATCAGCTTGATCCAGGGCATCTGGCAATTAACATGGTCATTCGTTCTGGGATTGTGGTGCTGCAACGGTGTCCGCCTGGAAGAAACCAGAGCCGCAAGAAGACCGCGGAGGTGATAAGTGTGAGTGAAAACGATTTTATTGATGAAATCATCAACAAACAGAACCTGGAACGGGAAGTCTGGGAAGAAGCAGTGAAAGAAGTCAGGGCAGAAATGCTGGACAAGACGCATGATCCCGAATTAAGAAGACGGGTTGCATCAATCATCGATGCGTTCAGCGACAAACTGCATGATAAATACATATCAAAGAAAGGGGTACTAAAAATATGAAGATCAACATGGATGGTCGGTATCAGGTGATAGCAGTGAACATCAACAACGAAGGAATTGTGATGGCAGTTGCCCCGGATGAAAACAGGGCATATTCCGGTGATTATGTGGAACTGGATGACGGGAAATTCGGGACTGTAATCATTTCCGATGATTACACAAAAGGTTCAGAACTTCAGGATATTGAAAAGATTGCTGGCGGTCTTGCTATGGTGACCGGAATCTTCCGCAAGATGAAATGTGAATGGGAGGGCTGAACGATGGCAAATATTTATGAATTGACAGCGGACATGATGAAGATCCTGTCCATGATGGATGATCCGGAGCTGGACCAGCAGACACTGAAGGAAACGATGGAAGGCATCGAAGGCGCATATGAAGACAAGTTTGACGGTTATGCAGCAGTGATCCGGCAGCTGACCGGATACATCAATGAACTGGAAGAAGAAAAGAAGCGCATCGATGCCAGGAAGGAATCCTTCGAAAATAATGTCAAGAAGATGAAGAAGATCATGCTGGAATCCATGAATGCGACAGGAAAGACAAAGTTCAAGACAGCAAAGAACAGCTTTTGGACGCAGAAGAACAAGGCCAGTGTTGTGATCGATGCAAAGTCCGTCTGGGATATTCCTGAAGACTTCCGAAGATATAAAGATCCGGAACCGGACAAGACGAAGATCGGCGAAGCAATCGCTGCTGGTGTAGACTTCACCGGCATCGCCCACATGGAACAGACCGAAAGTGTCCGGATCAAATAGGGAGGTGGTCAGATGTCGAAGTATAACTGGAAGAAGTCCGGAAAGATCATCCGGCACGATGTGACCGTCATCTTCTATGAATGCCCGAATGTTCAATATGTCATCGAAAGCAGAAGGAAGCAGATTCCACATGCGAATGGTTATCCGGGGACATGGGAACATACATCATATTTTGTGGTGAAGGACGGTGAGGACATCCGGGAGTTCCAGACCCTGAAGGATGCAAAGGACTATGTCGAAGATTTATAGGAAGGATGGATGCACATGAATAGACCAATAACACCTGATATTGAAAGAGCAGTGAAAATTCTTCAGCCGATCTGTGAAGAATGCGGATATACAATCCATGCAGACGGAAGTGTGATGACTATTGATGACCAGAAGATCGGTGTCAGCTGCAATTCTACATATGCGACAGTGATGGAAGGACTTGGGTTCCTGTTTCTTCGTGGATATGCAGAAGGCTTTCGGCATCATTCTATCAGTCAGGCATCACAAGAAGCAATTAAGCGTTACTGGATCAAGGAAAGACAGTCAGAAGGGAGTGATGGCTAATGGCAAAAGTGATCGGTGTGATGGGCGAATCCGGGGCCGGTAAAACAAAAGCAATGGAGCATCTGGATCCAAAAACCACCATGTATATTGATGCAGATCTGAAGGGATTGAATTGGAAAGGATGGCGGACACAGTACAATTCGAAGAATGCAAACTATGTGGCCACAGACAGTTTTTCAAATGTTTCCAGGTTGCTTGATCGGATCAACAAGTTGGAAGGCGATGACAAAAAGACATTCGGTAACATCAAAACCATCGTAATCGATACATTGAACGGAATGATGGTCGCAGAAGAAATGCGGATCCTGGCAATGCAAGGTGGTGACAAGCGAAGCGCATGGACTGATCTGGCTGCTAATGGATGGGACATCATCAACAAGGCACTGAAAATGCGTGCTGATCTGACGGTCATCATCCTGTGTCATTCCGAAACGATCAGCGATGACAATGGGATCATTCGGACACGGATCAAGACCAACGGACGGAAGCTGGAAAAGCTTGTGCTGGAATCAAAGATGACAACAGTGATCTGGGCCGTTCGCCAGGATGGAAAGTACAAATTTATTCTTTCCGCAGATGGATGTACTTGCAAAGTGCCGTTCGGCGCATTTGAAACAGACGAAATCGACAATGACATAACAATCGTACTGAAGGCCCTGGAAGAATATTGATGGAGGAAATGCAAATGGATGTAGAAAAACAGATCCTAAAGAATCAGATGCTGATCATGGATATGCTGGCATTCCTTGTCACATCAGAATCGAATCCCAGTGAAATGTCAATCTGCCGGAACTGGGATGCACGGCAGTTTGTAGATTCCCAGATCAGAGAATCAGACGCAGTTATCAGGGGGAGGACGTAAAAATGCAAATGGATATTAAGCCGATCGAAACATTATATCACGGATGCAGATTCAGATCCCGCCTGGAAGCAAGATGGGCTGTGTTCTTCGATTCACTGAAGGTTCCGTGGGAATATGAGCCTGAAGGCTTCGATCTGGGTGATGGGACATATTATCTGCCGGATTTCCGGGTGAAGTGTTATGGAACCAGAGGTGAAACAGATGGAACACCTTTTGATCTGTACATCGAAGTGAAAGGCCGGATGACAGAAGAAGATGCTTCAAAGATCCTGAAGTTTTCCGGATACAAAGAGGTTCAGAAGATGAATCGCGGTCATTCATATATTGAATGCCAGGTATCGACACCGATTCTGATTGTCGGAAATATCCCTTCTTTCATGGGAAGTCATGACAGCGGGGTTGTCGGATCTTATGACCAGATGGACGGATGTGACATTTATCCGTTCAATTACGAACTGATTGATGGTGATCACTTTGCAGCATATCCCGCTGCCCACAATGGCAAGTTCTATCTGTGGGGTGATGATTCAAATTATATCAATCTGGAAGATGTTGATGATGTTGAACGTGCCTATAATGCAGCGCGTCAGGCACGATTTGAACACGGTGAAACACCGAATATTTTTAGATAACAGGAGGATACAAAAATGAAAGTACCTAATTACAACAAAGAAAACCGTCACAATGGTGGAAACTTCGAACCGCTGCCGAAGGGCAATTATGTATGCAAGATCCTTGCAGTTTCCGATTACCAGTCAAAGAAGGGGAAGAAAATGATCAAGATTGCCTTTGACATCGCAGAGGGTGATTACAAGGACTTCTACAAGAAGAAGTTTGACGAGGATGACCGCGAGGATAAGAAGTGGCCCACAGATGCAGTCTATTACATGACAATCCCGACTGAAGGTTGTGAATCCTACATCGTGGATACATGGGACACCTTCTGGGCAAATGTCGAAGACAGCAACAATGGCTATGTGTTCACCGGCGATGAAAAGACCGTCAAGGGAAAGACATTCGGTGGAATCTTCCGGATTGAACAGACTGAAAACAATGGCAAGGTCTATGACCATACAAGACTGTTCAGAACGAACATCGCACAGAATATCCGGGATGGCAAGGTGACATGGGTTCCGAAGGACAAGCTGATCAGCGGCGGCACAAGTTCTTCCAGTTCTTCATCTGATGACTTCATTTCTGTTCCGGTGGATTCACCGACAGATCTTCCCTTCTGATGAAGCGTTCCGCACAAAATATAATAATCGATTCTTTCAGAATTATCGTGGATACCAGGGAACAGATCACGGACAGATCAGAACAAAGATATGCTTCTATGGCAGCGGGAATTGATCGGGCTGTGTTGGATTATGGTGATTATACATACAATCTGACACTTCCCGATGGTCCACTGCATGACATCACGCAGCGGATCCAGCCAAAGTGCGTTATAGAACGGAAACAGAATCTGGATGAACTGGCGATGTGTTTTACCAGGAGCCGTGACAGATTCCAGCGCGAATTCGACAGGGCCGCTGCTGCCGGAGCAAAGATTTTTCTGCTGGTGGAGAATGCCAGCTTCGACATGATCCTGAATGGGCAGTACAGATCAAAGGTCAATCCGAACGCATTTCTATCTTCAATTCTTTCCTGGTCAATCCGGTATGACATGGTTCCGGTCTTTTGCGACATGAAGTCATCCGGAAGGCTGATCCACGACATCCTGTTCCGCGATATGAAAGAACGGTTGAAAGGGGGAACGCTATGGGCAGAAAAGAAACATGGATAAAAATATACCGTGGCATCATGGACAGCGCGGTGTGGGAAGATAATTTGCGATTCAAAGCATGGATGTACATCCTTTTAGAAGCATCATATGCAGACAGAACAAAATATCATCGTGGAAACCTGATTCAGCTGAAACGCGGGGATTGTTTCACCACACTTCGGACTATGGCAAAGACAGTCGGATGTGATCCAAAGACCGCAAAACGGATTCTTGAGCAATTCCGCGATGATGGAATGATTACTTTTCGGACAGTCCCCGGTATGTATACGGTCATACATGTAGATAAATACATGGATTTTCAAGGTTCAAGTGATGCAGAAGTCCACACTGAATCCCACACTGAATCCTACACTGATGACTACACTGAACGGAACACTGAATCCCCATACCATAAGAATATAAAGAAAGATAAGAAAGAAAGAAAAGAAAAAGAGCCGGCCGCGCCTGACGGCGGCCCGGACGGATATGGTCCGAAGCCTGATGGATGGACGGACAAGGACGAAGAAGATTTTCTGATGATGTACGAAGACAATGACTGGAAAACGCGTCAGGCATGGTGGGACTACTGGAAGGAGGACTGATGATTGAACGGACCATATGAATTCAAGGAATCAGATGCAGAAGAGTTCGCACGATCACGGGGTGATAAAACTTTCCGCAAAGGCAAGGAACTGTTCTTCAAGTGGTGTCCATACTGTAACGGTGGCGGCAAGGATCCGAACACATTCAGCATAAATCTGACTACGGGTGTGTATAACTGTTTCCGGTCATCCTGTGGAGCAAACGGAAATATGCTGACGCTGGCAAGGGATTTTGATTTTTCCCTGGGACATAACATCGATGAATACTATCGGCCAAAAAGACATTATAAGACATTCAAGCAGCCGGAAGCACCTATTGAACCGAAAGAAGCTGCTATTGCATACATGGAAAGCCGTGGGATTCCATTGGAAATCATTCAGAAGTATGAAATCACATCAAAGGATGATGGTGTCATCGCATTTCCGTTCCGGGATGAAAAGGATCAGATTGTCATGATCAAGTACCGGAATCCAGCACCGAAGGAAGGGCAAAACAAAGAATGGTTTGAAACCGGATGCAAGCCGATCCTGTTCGGGATGAATCACTGTAATCCGGAAAACGGAACATTGATTGTGACGGAAGGCCAGATCGACAGTTTATCTGTCGCGGCAGCGGGATTTGAAAATGCAGTCAGCGTTCCAGGCGGTGTCAGAAACTTCCGCTGGATCCCATATTGCTGGAATTGGATCAGTCAGTTCAAACGGATCATCATCTTTGGAGATCATGAAAACGGCAAAGTGACACTTCATGCAGACTTTCAGATGCACTGGAAAAACAAAGTGTGGTGTGTTCGCCCGGAAGATTATCTGGACTGCAAAGATGCAAATGACATTTTGCAGAAATACGGTGCGGATCAGATCAAGCACTGCATCGAAAATGCAGAACAGCCAAAGATCACGAACGTCATGACACTGGATGAAGTCGAAGAAGTTGACATCAGTTCGTTGGAAAAGCTTCGAACCGGTCTTCCGACATTGGATGAAACACTTTTAGGTGGTCTTCCTTTTGGCCAGGTGATTCTGATCACTGGAAAATCTGGCGATGGAAAATCAACTTTTGCGAATCAAATGATCGTCAATGCCATAGATCAGGGATACAAGGTGTTTGTATATTCCGGAGAACTTCCGAATTATTTGCTTCGTGCCTGGATAGATTTTCAGGCAGCGGGACCGGACAACGTGGAGCTGGTCAGAAGATATGGCCGGAATACTGGAACATATCATGTGAAGCCAGAAGCAAAAGCCAAAATTGCTGAATGGTACAAAGATGTTGCATGGATGTATGACAATCGAATCGCCACAACAGAGGAAGTGGAGCAATTCAAGCTGATCGACATGCTGGAAGAAGTAATTGAACAGAAGGGTGTTCGGGTGATCCTGTTGGACAACATGATGACAGCGATGGATCTGGAACCGGAAACGTCATCTTCTGACAAATACGAAAAGCAAAGCAAGTTCATGAAGAAGCTGGCACGAATTGCCATGAAGCATGATGCGCTGATCATCCTTGTGGCGCATAAGCGAAAAATGGATTCGAAGGAAGCGAATGACACTGTTTCCGGATCTTCTGACATCGTCAATCTGGCTTCCATCGTCATCAGTTATGAAAGAGGGCGAAAAGAAGATGGTGATGATGTCAGATGGTTAAAAGTCACAAAAAACAGACTTTTCGGGGTGACTAACAAGGGAATAAAGCTAACATTCGATAATTCATCGAAACGAATTTATCAGACGATTATGGAACCAAAATGGCACTATGGATGGGAAGAATTCGGAGAACCAGAAGAACAGATGGAACTTCCCTGGGATGAAATGGGGGTTAAGAAATGAAAATAGAATTCAGACTGGAAATTGATCCACCAACGGCAACGGCACAGGAAAAGCAAGTCCGGGTGATCGGTGGTCATCCACAATTCTATGAGAAACCGGCGGCAAAGGAAGCGAAGAAGCTGCTGATTGCAGAGCTGACGAAGTATAAACCGGAACAGCCGCTACAAGGCCCGATTCGGCTGTGTGTGGATTGGTTCTTTCCAAAACGAAAAATTGACAAGTTCACCGGGATCAAGCTGAAGGACACGAAGCCTGACACAGACAATCTTCAGAAGGGCTTGAAAGACTGCATGACGAAGGTGGGCTTCTGGAACGATGATGCACAGGTGGCACTTGAATATGTGACGAAGTGTTGGACATCAATCGAACCTGGGATTCAGATCACAGTGGAAGAAGTGGAAGAATGGGAGGTGAGGCGTCATGATGACATTTGAAAAAGGTGATACAGGCTTTGAAATGATGAGTGACTATTTTCGGATGATGCGGAAATATTTCACGCTTCAACCGGATCAGGATTATTGGGCTGATCTCATCAGAGACGTTGGCGAGTTTTCCATGAAGTACAACACAGAAGAGGACCACTTTCCATCGAGAATCGCAACACTGCTTATCCTGCACGCTGATTGCCAGCAAAGGGGGACATTACCTTATTGTGCAGCCTGGGATGGTTCCGTCAATCTGCTGGATGCAATGGTGGACAGGATGACGAAAGAGTGATGAAGAGGAGAAGCATGATGAATCGGACACAATGCAGTGAGTGCAAGTGGCGGTCTTGGTCCCGGAATGTCCGTGCCTGGAGTTGCAATTGGTCTGATATTCACTACCCGGAAACGTGCAAATGCAGGGTTGACGGAAAGGTGATTGACCGCAGGGGCACAGATCCTGAGAACTGCCTGCTCTTTGAGAAGGGCAATCAGATCCGGCGAATGATCGCACGGAAAGGAGGCTCGGTCAGATATGTCGAAGTACAGAGCACCGGACGGATGCCGGACACTTTGGATGATGGTAAGCAGTGATAAATATGAATTACCGCTTATTGTATGTGACAGTGCGGCAGAGTTGTCCAGGATCGTTGGAGTGACGGAGAACACGATATATTCGCAAGCCTCAAGGGTTAAGGCTGGGAAACAGAAGTTTTGCCACTTTGTAAAGGTGAGAGTGAATATTGATGAATGATCGGAGGTGTGTGATGGAAATAACGATGGATGAGTTGATTGTAAGGTTCCGGAGGTTGCAGGAGGGTCACAGGGTTGATAGTGGCTACAACAGAGGTGTGAGTGATTGCATCCGAGTGCTTCTGGAACTCGGTGAGGATTGCGAGTGCGATGATGGATGTGGGTGTGATGGATAGCAGGAGGTTGAAATGCTAATTGAAACAGAAAAGCCGGATTTAAGCAGCAAGGAACGGTTTAAGGCATACAAAATGAAACTGCACCAAGCCATGGTGGAAAAGCAGAGGCTTCCCTACAACATCAAGGTGATGATGGCAAAAGACCGCATCCGGGAGTTTTATAACGAGGCAAAGACAAGAGGTTATGATTGCCATGTCTCCGTTGGAGGACTTGATAGCATTGTCCTCGGGCATCTGATCCGGTCCATGGGATACACAGAGGACATGGTGCCATTTGTCAGTGCATCCACGTTGGAAGATATTTCCATTCAGCGGGTGCACAAGGAGATGGGATGTATTGTGGTGCAACCACTTAAACCCAAGGTAAGGATCCTCCAGGAAGAAGGGTTCCCGGTACTCTCCAAGCGGATCGCAAATAAGATCAACACGATTGCGAACCCAACAGAGAAAAACAAGACGGTCCGTCATGCCATTATCACTGGAGAATGCGGAGAGCAGGGACACTTTGCAAAGGACAGCAAGATGCAGCTTCCAATGACCTATCTCAAACTCTTTGGAGGCCTTGACGAAGAGGGCCGTGCACTTGGATATGGAGCACCGACAAATTTTAAGGTGTCCCATAAATGTTGCTACTACCTCAAGGAGGCTCCTTGTGACAATTGGGCG